TTTATGGCAGGAAGCTTAGATATATTGTCGTTGAGGGTGTTGATTATAGCTTATCAATAATAAAGCAAGGTTTGGCAATGCCTTATTGCGAAGATAAAAAGATTAGGAATTTTAAGAAATATAACGAAGCTAGTAGCTGGAGGTGCAAATAGTATTTATAGACTGCTTAACTATTTCTAAACCGCTTGTGAGGCAATAATTAAGCTTTTGGTAGCGACCCAACGACTGTCCTGCCGTGTGTCTCCACATCGCCAACCAGACTATTTCTAGCTGAGGGAAAAGATGGAGCTCAATAAATCTATTTTAAATCTTAATATTACTTTTGTCAAATAATATTTATACCTTCATTCCGCTTCTTGTCATTGCTAGCCAATTCTTTAGATTAATTTTCTTGCCTTCCGTAATTGCATCGTAATAAGCAACATATTCTTGCCTTGTAGCATTCATTTTCAATATTGTAATCATATCGGATAAATGTAAAAACATATCGCCAATAGAGAATATGTCACCTATTTCGCCACCAGTCCAGTCCGCTTTATCGTATTTGCAATCGAATATTTTGCAAATTTCTTTGGCGATATCTTCTACCGCATTTTCGTAATTTTTTATTAGTTTCATAATTTTATTTAAAAATGCTAGTATGTATTAATAATTTTAGTTTCAATTGGTCTAGCTTCAATTGGTCTAGCTTCAATTGGTTTAGCTTTTTTCTTGCCAAACAATATTCTTGTGATTAGTCCCATTTACTTTTTTTCCTCTTTTTCTATTAATAACTCAAGATATTTTTTAGCCTTTAGCAAGTCCTCAAGACCGTTCTTTTGCTTATATCTTGACACATATTTAATTATATTGCCCTCAAGAAAATCAAGGTTGTTTTTAATGATGTAATCAATTGGTTGTATTGGCAATTGATAGTGTTGCGGATTGGTATTGTCTTTATTCATTTTAATTTTACAATTATTTAAAAAATATATCAACAACTTGCTGATAATGTCTATCACTCAACCCACTCTCTTCTTTTGTTAATAAGTTCCCATTTATTGCTGTTTTAACAATATCAATCTGCTCTTTGGTTAGTGTTTTGCTTTCAATTTTAAATCTTTTAAAAGCTTGCCAAGTTAGCGGAAACTTCTCGGCGATAATCTCGGCAATTTGCTCTGCATACCACCTAATTTCTGCTTGTGCCGTGTCGTGCATTCTTAACTTAACAAAATGCAACAAGTTTTTTAGGTTTGTCTTGTAAATAAAAGTAGTAAAATAGGCGGTTGGCAATACCATTCTTGCGTGCTCTCTGCATACTCCTAAGCTGACTAAATACTCATAAGATTTCCAAGCATTTTCCATAGTCATCTCAGTTTCTATTTTTGCTATTCTACCATTTATTTTGCTTTCCATTGCAACACTGCCTTGCTTGTTAGTTTTTGACTGCTCCCTAAACTCTTCTGGTATAAAGTAGTCTTTTGACGGCTCTGTATATCTTAAAGATATTTCGTTATAAGAAGCCGTTCTGTGGCGAAACCATTGCCTAGCAATAAAAATAGGGGCTTTTATTTCAAATATAAGCTCCGCCATTTCAAAAGGGGACGAATGATCGTGCTCCATTAGGTAGTTGATAAGATTTTCACAATCTTTGCCTTCATTAGCTTTGCCAAAAGATATTCTTGCACTGTCGCCGATAAATTGGTCTGAGCCAATATGATTTATTAGTTTTATCCTGCTCGACATTCTTCTTTAATTGTTGTTATTTTAATAAAATCTTCAACAAGTTCTGTTATTGGTTTTTGTATAAAAGCTCCATTTGTATAAAGTAAAATAATCGCCTCATCACCAATTCCATATTCACTGCAAGAGACTAAAAAACTACCCTCCTCTAAATCATTGCCACCCTCTTTTAGAACTCCAATATATTTTTCTATTGATTGGTAAAAATAAGTTGGCAAGATTTTTTCGCAACCATAATAGTAAAAATAACCGTCTTTATATTCTAAAGCATAGAGGTCAGGGTAGTTTCTATCATAATCTCGTAATTTTTTAAGCAATGCTATTTCTGCATCGCTTAGCGGATTTTTAACTGTTAACTTACCGTAATATCTTACATTGTGTCCCATTATTATTTTAAGTATTGATTTAAAAAATAAAGTCTTCCTCAGTCTCTTGCTCTGTTGTTTCCGCTTGGTTTTGATTATTGCTTAGAATTTGCAAAGTAGAATTATACTGCTGTAATACAACTTCGGTAGTGTATTTTTCTACACCAGCATTATCTTTCCATTTACGAGTTTGTATAGCTCCCTCGATGTAAAGCTTGCTTCCTTTTTTGACATATAATTTGACAACAGAAACTAGATTAGGAGAGAAAATAACAATACGGTGCCATTCGGTTTTTTCTTTTTTTTCGCCACTGTTTTTGTCTTTCCAACTTTCGGTAGTTGCAATAGAAAAACTAGCAATTTCACGACCATCTTGGGTGTTTCTTATTTCTGGCTCTTGACCTACATTACCTACGAGTATTACTTTGTTTATTGACATAATTATTTTTGTTTAAAGTTAAAAATTGTTGCCTTTGCAACAACCCAATTATTGATTATTTTGTTTAATAAGTCAAGTTTTATTTACATTTTATTGTAAAAAAGTTTTTCAATTTTTACTATACTATTATTTGTTGAATTTGCCAATATTGCAATCTTTGCAAATTGTTTTTAAATTTTCTATATAATTATCTCCACCTTTTGAAATAGGTAAAATATGATCTATTTGTAATTCTATATTTGCATCAATAGCTGGTGATTTCCCGCAATAATTGCATTTAAAGTTATCTCTTTTCATAACATCATATTTCAAGCTATTGTTGATAGTTTTTCTTGATTTCCTAAATTGGCTTGGCTCTTGTAATTCTATTGCTCCGTTTTTATATTTTACAAATTCCATTAAAGCATTTTTCCAACTTCCAAATCTATTAAAGTAAGTGGCAAAGCATATTTTGCTTGGTGCTATTTGCATATCTTTAAGAAATGGCTGGCTTTTTTTGAAATTCCATACCGTTTCTATATTATCAAAAAGCTCTTGTTTAGAGTATCTATTTGTAGTGTTTTTAAATTTTAGATTATACATTGTTTTTATAAAGTTATTAAAGTTATTATAACTATAACAACTTTAATAATAATAATCAAGTATATTTCTAGCATTTTTTGAAATAACTCAACAGCTACTTTATTTTTACTGCCCATATATGGTATTCTTAAGCCTAAGCTGTCGGGTAATATTGGTCTGTCAAAAAGATCTAAATTCATTATTTTTATTGATATATATAAAATTCTTATAAGCACCAATAATTCCTAACTCAATAAAACTATTAGTAGTCAATAACTTGATACTGATTAAATTACTCGGATTTACAACCGCAACAATAACTTTATCGGTCAGTTGCTTTAAAAAAATAGGCAAATGTTTTTTCATAAAACCTTGATTTTGATAATCTTTTTTTATCTCAAATTCAATATGTTGATATTCGCAACCCTCATATTGCCGTAAACAAATTTCACCAATTATTGCATTATGTTCTTTTATTTGATAGCTATTAGTTATTAACATTGTGGCAAAATATCTTTAAATATTACCGCAAGTTCCTTGCTCCTATTATAAGCAGTCTTTTTGATTATGTCCCAATCTTCCTCTGGATTACCAATTTTTGTCATATGATTATAAATACAGCCTTCAAAATCTGTCAAAATCTCGACATAATGCTGGACATAACTAGTCTCGCAGTTCTTATAAAAGTTAAAAGCTAAAGCAAACCTGTTTAATTGATAAAGCACATAAAAGTTATAAATCATATTTGCTGTGTTATCCCTAAGCTCGCCATTTACTTCAGTAGCTAAGTCTTTATAAACTCCGCTGGACTGATACTTGCCTAAAGTTGCATTGATTTTCTTTAGAATTGCACTTGATTTTTTTTTATCAATAAAACTATTATCGATATTGCTATAAAAATAGCTTTGCAGGTCGATTTTTTGGTATTCTAAAGCTTTTTCGCTGTCAAAATCAATCATTTTAGATATTGCCGAAACTTGTTCTTTAAAAGCAAAAAGCAAACCGATAACAACACATTCACGAATAAAAGCGGATTGATTGGTTATTTTTCTAATCATATTTTAACATTCTATTAGTTAATTCTATTAACCCCTCTTGGTCGATACCAAATTTTTCTTCAAAAGCAATTCTGCCAATCTTATGAAAAGCAAAAATACCGTTTTGGTGATGCTCGTCGCATAAAGCCATAACCCTTAAATCGCTTGCTTTTTTACCAAGTCCACCGCCGTGGTAATGATGAACTGTTGTTCTTGTTTTTTGTTTTTGATTAATAAAAAAACAAAGGGTGCAGGGTAAATTAGCTACTCTTTCCAAATGTTTTTGGTCTTTGTAGCCGTTTCGTAAAGTAGGGTCTGGCTTTAGGTTATTCATTTTTGTTTTGCAAATAATCGTTAAAAATATCGTAGCAATCGATAATTTGCAACCGCTCTTTATTTTGAATAAGCGACATACCCGTTGAGTTTGTTGTTATGATTTTGTTAAAAAAATCTCCAAATGAGTAAAATTCTGGAAAATCATCGCCTTTTGAAACAAACGAATTTATATAACTTTCTCCGCCGTATAAACTTATAAAACAATGTAAAACAAACAAATTTACCTCTTTAACTCCGCATTGTTTTTTTAAGCTTTTTGCTAATTCGATTACTTCTTTAAGTTTGGTTTCTGTGCCGTGAGAGATGAAGATAGTTGTTGTTGGATGCCAACCTCTATGATGTGATAAAAAAGAGTTTTTGTATTTTTCTTTATCCTCCTCACTCAAAAATAACACAGCATTATCTTCTGGTATGTATTTTGAAAGATCGACGGTGATGTCGTCCAAAGTGTATATATTTTCTAAGCTTGGCAGATAATCAAGAGTATCGATATTTGGAAAGTATGGTAGATATATATCTCGGAATTGGGAATATTTATAAATTTCTAAAAACGGAGTTATATCGCCTGCTTTTAATTTAATATATAAACTTTTTTCATTTAAAAATTCAAAAGGTTCACTGCATCCTTCATTTTTAAAAAACTCAATATTGAATAGTTCGTTTTTTTTGTGATAAATTTTTGTTATCATTTTAGTTTATCGTTTATAAATTTCATTTAATCGATTTAAAGTTTCCAGCATTACAGCAAAAGCTTTTTCAAACTTCGCATCGCCATTATTTTCAAAAATTATGGTGATTTTAATTGTGTTTTTCTTAAATAATTTTTTTACAAATTTTAACATTACTTAGCTCCAGTTGATCCAAAACCGCCTTCACCTCGCTCGGTTTCGTCAAGCTCATCGACAAAATCAAATTTTACTTTTTCGTGTTTCATTAAAACCGCTTGGGCTATTCTGTCGCCTTCATTAATAACAAAATCATTATTACCAGCATTGTAAATAATAGCTTGTATCTCACCTCTAAAATCGCTATCTACAACACCAACAGCATTACCTAAAGTAATGTTATGTTTTACGGCTAAACCGCTTCTGGGATGTATTGCTAGATAAAAGCCATCGGGTATTTCCATTTGCAAGCCAGTAGGCACTAGTTTATTTTCTCTAGAGTGTATTACAATAGGTTCGTTGCCAATGTATCGTAAATCGAAGCCAGCCGCTCCTGATGTTTGGTAAAATTTACCGTTATAAATTTCTTTTGCATTCCGCAATAGGATTGTTTTAGTTTTCATATTTTTTTAGTTTAAGTTTTAATTCCTCGATTATTTTTTGTTTAAAAAACAAAGATAAATCGATTTCTTGTTGTTTAGAATAATCATTTTTAGTAAATTTCACGGTATTAATTTTAATGCCGTTTAATAACTCCAACTGATTATTATTAACTTCTTTTGCCAACTCTTTTTTTGCTAATTTTGTTGCAAATTTTGCCAGCAATGCAATTGAGTGCGGAGTGTGGTAGTAAGTCATTTCTCGTTGTTTTTTTAAATAATAATAATTTGGTCTTTGCATCCTATTGATTAATTAAATTAGCATTTTCAGTTTTTTTCCTAACACTATTAACAAATTCTTTTATTAATGATGAAAAACGATATAATAAAACTTTTTCGTTATCTGCCATAAAGCATTTTTCAAATTCGTTTTCGCTTAAGATTTGCTTAGCTAATTCTATGGTTTTATCTTTGGCGGTTTCGGTAATTTGTAGGCTGTCAATTATCATATCGAGATGATCTTTTAAATCATTCGAGTTGTTTTTAACAACCTCATTTTTGATTACTAAACGGCTGTTGCTTTTAACATAATCAATAAATTCTTTGGTTAGAGTATTGTTATTTTCGCATTGTTCGGCAATAAAGCCAATTGCTTTAAAGATATTACCAATCTCTGTGGCTCCGTGCCATTTAACACCTACCGCCTGCCCGAAGCGATGCAATACAGGGTCAAAAACAGTTTCTGCTTCGTAAAAGCCTCGCAAGATAAAAGAATTGCTGTTTTCGTCATTTTTTTCGATATAAGCAACTCCGCACTCTTCGTTAGGGGTAATTTCCCAGAAGGTTTTTACTCTATCCCACATATTATCGAAAGATTTTCTTGTTTTTTCATATAGCATAATCTCACTACTAGGAATTGGCACATCGATACCGCATAAATGGCGGTCTTCCTTACGGTTATTTGTTATTTGTAAGCTACTAGTGCTAATTAGTTTATTCTTGCTAAAAATAGAAAATTCTACGGTTATTGATTTTAATAAGAATGCTACTTCATAAGCTTCGCCATTTTTGTCAAGATTAGTTACTTTAGCAAATTGCTCTTTATAGTTAATTAACCTGCCCCAGCGGACAGAGAATGATTTTCGGTTTGATACTGACATTTTTAAAACAATTTGATTTGATAAGAATAAGACAAACCTACACCATATTCCGCCTTAACAGCTTGGCAGGGTGCAAGTAAAATCAAGTTAAGCGAGTGTTTGTTAATTCTTTTGCTTATAGTTGCACCGTAAACTAAAGCGGACTCTTCTGTCTTCTTGTAATAACTTCCTCTCGATAGTTTTTGACTTAGATATAAATTGCCTAAAAAGCCACCCACTGCCATATCTTTAGTAATAGCATAGCCGAGGCTCACACTATCTAGAATAACTTGACTGCGGTATTGATACTCTCTGTCTTTATTATCTAATACAACCCTATTGCTACCGCTATTAAGTAGTCGATTAGTTGCAACACTGTATATAAACTTGCCGTAGTTATTAGTTAAGCTAATATTAACATTCCTAATAGCATTTATCGGGTCTTGTATATTTTCGTATTCTTTAGCAAAGCTAAGGTCAGGATCGTTTATCTTACTATAAAAAGCATTAGTGCCGATGCCAATACTAGCGGCCGAGGCAACCGAAGGCAATAAAATTAGCAATAATATTACAATTTTAATTTTCATATTAATTTTTTTTAGTGTTTTTGGTTGGAGCAATAATATTGCCAAAACAATTTTTTACGATTGAAACTGGCACGGCAAATATTAAAATAAGAATTAATGCACCAAGCACTGCTTGCTTAATTTCATTCTTAAGCAATCTGCAACCGAATAACTTGTTAGTAAAGTCAGTATTGATACCTAAAAATAAGGTAATTAAGATTAATAAAATCAAGGTTAATAAGGATGCAATCATAGTTGTTTTTTTAGTTAGTAGTTGTAATTTAATTACAAGATTATTTTAACTTAACTATTTTTATTGTCAAGAAAAAAGTTATAAATACAGCCCTATATTTCAAGGGCTGTTTTGTTGTTATTTTATTTTTACAATTAGCTTTGAAGCTACTTTTAAACTGCCAATTTCTATCGCGCCAGCTTTATTAAGAGCCTCTTGCTTAGTGTCTTGATCGTGATAAGTAGGGAAGGAATAATTAGCTTGTAATTCAAATTGATTAGTTTTGATTACCGCTCTTTTATTGTCGCCCATTAGCTCTTTTACTTTTTGTCTTAGTTGTTTTTGTAAGTCATCATATTTTTTTACTTCAGTTTCTAATTCTTGAATTTCAGCGATTATACTAGATAACTCGCCGTCTGCCAAGATTTCTATTGTTTCCAAAGTTTCAAAAGTTTTGTCTTTCATATTTTTAAGTAAAGGTTTTTAATAATAATTAATTATCGCAATAAATTGTGATAAGGTAATATTAACAAGTATTTCTTTAGTGTCAAGTAAAATTATTAATTATTTGTAATAATTTATCATTTCTTGCATTTCTTGACTAGTCAAAACTAAATCGTGCCAGCCTCGATCCCTTCCTAACTCCTGGACTTTTTCAATTAGCTCCTGCATTTCTTTCAGTGTTGCATCAGCAAAGGAAGCGGGGACTTTAAGATAAGTTTTTAACCCTGCGATTAAATCTTGTAATTCACTTAGCTTCATTTTTTCGCCCTGTAATTCTTTTTCTCTTTTTAGCCTCAGGGCTTCTGCTAAAGCTTGATTTTCATTAGCAAGCCTAGTATAGTCGATTGCATATTTTAGGCTTTCCTTAGCATTATCTAGGCTAACTTTATAGCCTAAACTCTCCGACATATAGATAGAATATATCTGGCAAAGCTTATGGATTCCCTTTAATTGCTTATAAGTTTTAGTCTCTGTTATATTTCTAAACTCAACCTCAAAACTATTACCAATCATAGAATAAGCTTCTTGATAAACTAAATTGCAAAAATCAAAACCCGCCTTAATATTTTCTGTTTTGTGATGCCTTAAAATCATTTTAATTTGTATAAATTATTGAAACAAAATCATTCTTCCCAAACTTATCTTTTACAACAAATTTAGAATATTTTTGATACTCGGCAGGAGCTCCGTTGCAATGCGATTTATTAATTTGCTTCATAACAAATCGCACCAAGTCGGGCTTAGCATCAAGCTTTTTAGCAATATCCGCTGGAGTGTCGCCAGCAATCATTCCTAGGTCTTTTATTTTGTCTAGAATTGTGTCGTTAATTTTTTTTGTCATAAATAGTTTTTATTTTTGTTGGTAGTTTTTTATCTCTTTTTTCATAATTATTATTATCTTTTAATTCTTTAAAAAAAGCTTGCATATAATTATCTGCTAATAACATCAATATTAATAAACATAATGATAATCCAAGCATAAAACCAAAATAAAATGATGATGTTTGTTTAGTTTTAAATTCATTAATTATTAAGGATAATCCTATTAAGATTAAAATTGGTTTAATAATAATAAATAATACGATAAAATATTTCATAGTTTAGTTTTTTGTAATTTTTTTATTTTAAAATAGTGCTTTAAAAAAAGCTTGTAATGTTTCAAAAAAAGCTTGCATATAACCCTTTTTCGATAAAATCGATATAAATGAGACTAATGATATTCCTAGCATAAAACCGAAATAAAATGATGACATTTGTTTAGTTTTAAATTCACGAATTATTAGGAATAATCCTATTAAGATTAAAATTGGTTGAATAATAGTAAATTTTTGTAAATCATTATATCTTTTGACTTCATTTTCTAGCTTTTGTATTTCAGTTATTAGATTGGATGATTTACCGTCTGCCAAGGTTTTTACTATATAAGTAGTTTCGAAGGTTTTATCGTTTTTCATTTTATAAGTTTATTGTTGTAATATATCAGAAATTTTTTCCAAAGTTTCGGCATTTTGTTTTTCAAGTGATTTAGTTAAATCGTAACAAAATAAAACAATTGATTTCATACCACCCTGACTTATAATATCATTTGTTGATTGCGGTGGAAAAAATGATAATGTTGCAATATTGCTTTCATCTCTATAAGAGACAAAAGGATTGATATTATTATTTTTTAACAATATCAAAATATCTTGCAAACAAATAGGATGCTCTACAGAAGAACTTCTCTTTATCATTTGCAAAATTTTTTTATAATTTTTATCTATCATAATTTATTTTTTAGTAAGATGGAAAAAGATTAATAAACTCTTCTGTTTTTAAATCTTTTATTCCCACCAAAGTGTTTTCCAACTCTTCAATTTCAGTTTTTTTTCTTGAAATATTAGATTCTAACTCCGATTTATTATTGAAGATGATTTTAGTAATTTCTTTTTTAAAACATTCCCCTTGAATAAGAGAGGAAAAAGAAAAATTTATGAAATTTTTATAAGTCAATTTCCCCTCCAGCTTAATAGATTGTGAAAAAGCGGTGGCTCTTTGTGTTTTGTAATTTTGTATTACTTTTATTGCTAAAGTAATTCTATAATAATAGCCACCGCTTTGATAAAGAGAAATTTCTGTTGGTTCAATACATTCAATTTGAAATTGCGGTTTTTCTTGATTTTCCATAGTTTAGTTTTTTTGTTTTAAATAATCGTTAAAAATATCAGAGCAATCGATAACCTGTAACCTTTCACTGTTTTCAACTTTAAGAATACCCATCGAGTTTGTAGTTATTAGCTTATCAAACCAAGCATTTTTCATTTTTTGCTCTTTTTCATCAAAATAACCAAACGAACCATCTTGATTTACAATAGCCCAATCAGGCGGTGGGTTTTCCACAAAACAATGCAATGCAAAAACATTTACTTTTTCAACTCCATATTTTTCTTTTAACTTTTTGGCAATATCATTTGCTTTTATAAAAGTTTGACTATCCGCTATTGACAAGAATATTGTGACGGGTCTTGTTTTTACTTCCGCTATGCCTTCAACAAGTGATTTTATATCATTTGCAATAAAAATTTCTTCGTCTTTGTTATCGTCAACATAAAGCCCGATATGACTTTTAAAATATTTTTGAAAAAGTTTCAAATCTTTTTTATACAAAAATAAAACGGGGTCGTCTGGCGGAATATATTTAAAACAATTTTTTAAATCATAGTTTTTATTGTTTTTTAATTTAGCTAAAACTATTGCTTGAGCTAATTTTTCGCTTTGTATTATAAGTTCTTGCAAATACATTACTCATCCTCAATTCTTGTTTTTAAAATAGCCTTTCCGTTATGTTCGTAAACTCCAATTAGTTTTATATTTCCAGAAGTGCCATAATTTGCAATATGAATTGGGGTTTCTAAGTCCATTAAATACCGTCCACCCTTGAAGCCAAAAAGATATTTTCCATTAACCAACTCAGCCTTTTCTAATAAATCATTAACAGTTATATTCTGGTTATTATCGCTAAATTCCATTGCCAACTCACAATATCTACCTCTCCAGCTGTAAAAAATAGATAAATACTCTCTAGAAGGAAATTTTCCATTATCAATTTCGACAATTAAATCAGATTTTATATTTTTTAAATCTTCAATTAAACTTCCTAAGCAATACTCCTCTGCAGAAATTCTTTTTTGCTCTAAGTTCCAATTTTCTATAAGTTGTTGCATCGACATTATTTACCCTCCAGTTTTGTTAATAATTAATTAATAAGAAAAAATCTTATAAACCTATTTAAACAAATAATTTTTAATAGTCAAATAAAATTATTAATTTTTAATAAAAATTTTGCAGGCGAAGATACATCGCCAACATTAAGTTTTTTTACTTTTTCAATAGCAGAAGTAATTGTCTCTTCGGTATGAAAAGATGTTTTGCTAAATTTAGCTTCAACATTATAAGAATTGTGACTAATTCTTGCTCTACCTTTTTGTAAATTTTGCATTGTCGCTTTAATTTCTTCTTTTATTTCTTTTTCTAGTTTTTCATATTCTTTTACAAAAGCCTCTATTTCTTTTAATCTTGCTATTTTATAAGTAAGATTATCATTTGGCTCTATGTCTACCGTGTCAGCCTCGTGGATTAAGAACTCATCTATTTGCTTGTCTTTTGCAGTTTTATTCTCTTCCGCCTTATTAAATAAAACTCCTTTTTTAAATTCGTAACTAAACCAAATAAGCGAAGTTTTTATTGCCTTAATTATTGCATTATCTTTTTTTAATTCGAATGATTTAGTTTGCAAAATATTATAACTTTTATCTTTGCCGTTTTTTACAGTTTCGATACCAGCAATATATATTATCGCCTCTTCTTTCTTATGCATCCACATCTGTGCCTGCACTTGAATATAATAATTATAAGGCATTCTATAACTATCATCATCTCCACAGTTAAATTCCCATTGGCTAATTGCCGTTGTTTTAATCTCAAGAATTTTGCCATTATCAAGAATGTAATCAATAGTTGCCCTAAAAGGAAAAATAGTTCCAGTAATTAAATCATCTACACTAGTTTGCTCTTCAACTATTTTTGCATTGGTTGTTGCTAAATAATCTTCTGCAACCATTTGCTCGCAATCTTTACCCCTTTGCATAGCTTCATTTTCCATAGATTTTGAATATTTTTCAAAATACACTTCGTTCATTTCTAATTTTTTTGCTAAAGAATATCTTGTTTCAAGATAACTCGGCATTTTAGAGATTTTATTAAATTGCTCTTCGTTGATAATGTTTTCGGCAAGTAAATTGCCAGCATATTCTTTTAATAAGCCAGCAACTTCACTGGCTCCGATAATTTGAAATCTATTTTTCATGTTTTTATAATCCTTTTATTAATAATTCTTGAATTGCTTTTTTTATTTTAAAACTAGCATACTTAAAAGCATCCCAGTCACTAATTATTGCCTTAATAACTACATCTCTATCATTTTTTAGCTCTTCGCTTGCATATTTCAAAGCCCGACCACATTGTTTCACTGCTTCCAAAACTACTTCTTTATCGTTCTGCAACCCCTTACTTACATATCCTAAATCATAACCACCTTGCCTTACTACTTTCAAAACAAACTCTTTATCATTTTTCAATTCATCACTTGCATATTGTAAAGCATCGCCTCTTTGCCAAATTGCTTTAAGAACAACCTCTTTATCATTTCTTAGCTCTTTGCTTGCATATCCTAAAGCAAGCCCAAGTTGTTTCACTGCTTCTAAAACAACCTCTTTATCGCTTCTTAGTTCTTTGCTAGCAACTCTTAAAGCCCGACTATCTTGTTTTACCGCCTTAAGAACTACCTCTTTATCATTCTGCAACTCTTCACTTGCATATTCCAAAGCCAAGCCATTTTGCTCAACTTTCTCCAGAACAAAGTCTTTATCGTTCCAATTTTCTGTATTTGTCATTTTATTTTAGTTTAAGTTGTTTAATTCTTGATTACCTTTTTCAATCTCTTGAACGATTTGCTCTTGCTCCTCTTCTGTTAAAGGTGGCAAATCTGTTAATGGCGGTAAGTCATTTATAATTTTTACTTCAGGGGCAGTTTCTTTTTGTAAATCGTAATTTTGATTATCAGCCTCGATTATATTATTTAATAAACTATTATTAAGCCCTGCAAATATAATCTTGCAGGCTCTACGGACAATAGCAACTTTACACTTTTCTTCATACCACTCTTTCCAAACATAATCTTGTTGTGCCTTGCTTCTTATTGTTTTTAGCTCAGCTTCATTGATTAATTCTATTTTTGAAACTTTACGATCTCCTAAAGTGTAAGAAATATAGCAATAACCACCTAATATTTTTCCATCGGCAAAAGGATTAGTATTTTTGTGGATATAGCTAACATTATCGCCTTCTCCAATTATTTCTAATGTATCGCCTTCTTTTACTAGATTTACAATTATATTTGCATCGGGATATTCTCTTTTAATTGCATAGATAAAACCACGATAACCTATTTGCAAATCTGCATTTTCAATACAGAGTTCTTTATTATCTTTTATTATTTTGGTTTTATATTTAACTAAATGGCAGTGCTGTCTTGCATCTATTTCCAAACCCAAATCAATCGCTTTTTTAATTGCCGTGTAAATTGATGCAGAACTGCATTGTGTTAAATCTTTTTTAGGATTGTTACTTGTTTTTGATATTTCAATCAAAACAGACTTGATATATCGCTCCGCATTAGGATTACCTTGCAAATCTTTTTCTAATTGTTCCGTAAGATTGCTTTTTAATTTATCAAATTTAGTTATTTCTTTTGTCATTTTATTTTTTTAATTAAGTTAATAATAGCAAGTCTTGCTCGCTTGTTAAGATGTAATGCAAATTATTTGTTGTTTTGTTCTAAGTCAATCTTTGCATATAGTAAAGCACTAAAAATCTCGTTCTTTACACGGCACCAGCTGTTACAGCTGTCGTAGTCCTCACTTGAAAGATGGTTCATGCCACAATCACTATCACTACTAAATAAATGATTCCAAAGATTTTCTTTTAAAGACGACAAAACAACCTCTTTATCATTCCGTAGCTCCTCACTCGCATATTCTAAAGCCCAAGCATATTCTTTTACTGCCTCAAGAACTACTTCTTTATTATTTTTTAGCTCCTCACTAGCATATTTCAAAGCCCGACCATTTCGCTTAACTGCCTCCAAAACTACCTCTTTATTATTTTTTAGCTCCTCACTTGCATATTCTAAAGCCCAAGCACTTCGCTTAACTGCCTTCAAAACTACTTCTTTATCATTTTTTAACTCCTTACTCGCATATTCTAAAGTATAACCATTTTCCTTTACTTCATTAAGAACAAATTCTTTATTATTCCAATTTTCTGTATTTGTCATTTTGTTTTTAGTTTAAGTTGTTTTTTAATAATTTTTTCATTTCTTCTTGAATTGCTTTTCTCATTTCGAAACTAACACAATCAAAAACATTCCAGTTATTGATTATTGCCTCAAGAACAACCTCTTTATCATTTTGTAGCTCTACACTTGCATAGTGTAAAGCTTCACCATCTCGCCTAACAGCCTCAAGAGCCACCTCTTTATCGTTTTGTAGCTCCTCGCTTGCATATGGTAAAGCATAACCATTTCGCCTAACCGCCTCAAGAACAACTTCTTTATCATTTTGTAGCTCCTCACTAGCAAATCGCAAACTAAAACCATCTTCCTTAACAGTCTCAAGAACCACATCTTTATCGCCTCTAAGCTCCTCACTAGCATATTCCAAAGCAGAACCCTCTTCCTTAACCGCCTCAAGAACTACTTCCTTATCGCCTCTTAGCTCTTCACTCGCATATTCTAAAGCTCTACCATTTACCTTTACAGCCTCCAAAACAATTTCTTTATCTCCTCTTAGCTCCTCACTTGCAAATCGCAAATCCCCGCCACTTACCTTAACAGCCTTAAGAACAAATTCTTTGTTGTCCCACCAATATTTTGTATTTGTCATTTTCATTTTGTTTGTTTTTTAATTGTTAATTAATAATAAGAAAAATTCTTACAAAACTAGTATAAATAATAAAAAGATAAGAGTCAACAAGAATTATTAATTATTTTTAACTTTCTATAAAAAGCAGGTCTGGGTATCTTAACCGAAACATTTTGCTTTTGACTTTATAAACTTCTGTTTTGCATCCTTTTGCATCTTCAACAACATATTCTTGTTTTTCGTTATCGTAATAGTAAAAATCTGCATAATATTTGATAGCTCTCACTGTATGTATCTTATGCGGTGGCTTCACTCCTCTTGCCTTAAATTTTTCTTGTAAAAGAAAAACCTTTTGTTCCTCCAGCTCTTTAATAACTCCAGCCTTTAGCAATAAGGCAAGCTCTTTGCCTCTCTTACTCTCTTTTTTGCTATCATATAAAACAATTTTATTGTCTTTTTTTACAGCCGTTTTTACATTGTTGTATTTTGGTCTTTTTGCTTTTTTGTAGTTGCTTTTAAATCTTAATTTCATACTTTTTTTGTTAGGTTTTTTACAATATCTAGCAATTTTGTATCTTTTTTATCTATTTCAAAAACAAGTGAAGGTCTAGTGGTGTCGTAAAATCTCGTTCTTGTTGCCAACCAAATTTCTTTTAACTCCCTCTTTACAAAAAATCTTTCTTTTTTCTTATCATTATCTTTGTTTAAGTCCCACTTAATCGCCCAGAAATGCCTCCTAGCAACCTCTTCGGTAATTTTATTAGAAAATGTAGGCAATTTGCTACAATACCCCTCTGCCTCGCTTAAAAACAATTCTACTTGATATTCTGCATCATCTAAATCTGTTCTGCATAATTTTAACCAGTCGGCAGGTGCGGGGATGTTGTTATATCCATACAAGTTCCTAAACTCTACAAGCCCTATTTCGCTAATCATCTTATTGCAAGCATTGGCAAGCTCGGCATCGGTGATATTGTTTTTATTCAATATAGCTAATAGCAAGCTAAAGTAATCATTACCAACTTGTAATTGATAAGCTGTTGTTATTAGCTTCATTTGTTTTTGAAAATTTTCTAAGTTAATCATAATTATTTGTTTTTTAGTTAAAAATCATAGTCGTAAGACGGAACGAAGTCCATCGGATCGACAATGTTGCTTTTTTTGGTTGTGGTGATTTTATCGGCATTTCTGCGGTGCCAATTTCTAGCAGTGGCTTGCCAATCTTTCATTGGGTTTTTATTGATTTTCCAACCGTTAGCTTCGTAATAATCAATAAATTGTTGCGGGTCGATGTTAAGTGCAAATTCATTGCAAAAAGATATTAGCTCCTGAATTGTTGGTTTTGTAAATCTTTTATTTTTAATATTAATATTATTAGATAAATTACTATCATTCTTACTATCATTATCATTCTTACTATCACTATCACTATCACTCTTATTCTTACTATCACTATCGGTATTTTTGGTATCTTTTGGTATACCATTTTTACCAGTGGTATTTTTGGTATTAGGTTTATTCCACCTCTTTGCAATATTGATTTTATTCCTTTCAACAACATTTTGATATTTTTCTTCGTCTCTTTTAAATTGATTTAAAAACGGTTCAAAAATAATCGATGTTAATGTATCTTCTGGCAAAACATTGTTTATTTGATAATCGAAAATTGCTTTAAAAAGCTTCCCAGCCTGCTCATCTGTCAGTTTATTTAAAACAGAGAGGCTATCTTTGTGGATAATAAAAGATTTATTTATTGCTTGATTTGTCATTTTGAGTAGCCTGTATTAATTTAATAAGATTTTCTGCAAAATCATAGAACCCTTGCTTAATTCTATCTTCAACAAGTTTAGGAAGTTTTAAATCCGCCAAGTCGTCAAGAGTTCTTGCAATTTGTCTATTCTTTTGTCGTGTGATCTCGTTTATCATTGTGTCCTGTATTGATTGGTTGCCCTGTGCCAAATAACTGATTTCAAACAAAAATTTGACACAAGACAATAAGATTATTATTGATTAAAAAAATAAGTCAAGTTATTTATGAATTATTCTAAATTTTTCCTGTCCTGTTTCATTAACTAGTTGATTCAAATGCACCAAGCCGATTGCTGATGTTGCAACTTTAAAACTTTCAAAAATTTCTTGATAATGATTATCATTTTGTTTAATTATTAAATTTTAATAAAATAAATAGTTTTGCCGTCAATTTTAAGCGATCCTAAAACCTCATAAATATTGACAACCTCGCCATTTTCGTTAGTTATTTTTTGTTCCGCAGTGTCAAGAAATTCTTGCTCCACCACTCCAATATCATCGGCAAGGATAATATCATTGTCTACTCCAGCAGGTTTTTTTACGATGCTGAAGTAGTCATTAATTATTATTTTCATAATGTTTTCATAGTTTGTTTTTTAATTTGTTAATTATCGAAATTTCGATATCTTTATTATGAACTCTTTTTTTATTTTGTCAAGGGTTTTTTTAAATAAAATTTAAAAAAAGTTTAAATTTTTTAATAAACACTTTCTAAATTGCTTTCATAGACACACCGTGTCTCGTTGCACTCGATATTTTTTGCAGTGCAATAGCCACCAACACAATCGAAGCCGTCGACATCTTCTGGTCTTATTACTACATCTTCTGCCTTAAGATTTTCGTTAGCTTTATAAATCTCTTCACTACAGCCAGCGATAAAAAGGAATGTTAAAATTATTTTTAGTTTCATAGTTAGTTTGAGTTAGTTTTTGCAAGAAGATAATAACAAAAAAGAATGCAATCATTCCTGTTGATTTTACACAATTTCATAATTTCTGCTTCGTCGCCAATGGTTAAATTATGCTTTTTGACAATATCAAAATATTTTTTAAATTTTAGTTGGCGAGCTAGCATTCTCGAGTTTATTATTTCTTTGCCTTCATTTTCCATTTTGCCTATTGCATAATTAATATAAGCATTAGTCTTGTAATAGCTCCCGATACTATTCTTGAGCTGGTTAATATCATAGCTAGCCACAAATTCTGTGGCTTTAGCTAATTGTTCGGTTTTGATTTTTTCTAACATTACGAGTTCATTTTTAGTTGATACAATGCTTCGGCTTCGGCATCCGCCAAATCGTCTAATTCTTTTTTAATTTTTTCTAGTATCTCTACTTGTAAATAATTAATTGCGGCAAAATCTTTAATAAAATCTAAGCCGCCCTCTTTTAAAACTTCGTCGGCATTAATATTTCTTAATAATAATTGAGTATTAGTATCGACGGCATCTACTGTCTTTAATAATAGATTTATTAACATTAGTTTTTTCATTTTGTTTTTAGTTTGTTTTTTTAAGTTGCAAATTATCGAAATCGATATCATTAATATAAATGCTTTTTTTATTGTGTCAACGGTTATTTTAAATTTTATTTAAAAAAATTATAAATTTTTAATATTTTCTTTCGATATGCAGTTTTTTATCTCGGCTAGAGTGTTAATTTTCTTGTCTAGACTGCTTTTAATAATATCCTCAAGTCCAGTATTTACATAAAAATTATAGATATTGCATTGTTTTTTTTGACCAATTCGATATATCCTGTGTAGGCTTTGCTCTTTGTCTTTGTAATCAAATGTTTGTGATAAATAAATAATATTGTTGCAAAATTGTAAATTATGCCCCAAGCTACCGCTTCCGTAAGTGCAAATAAGTATTTTCGCTCCGTTTTTGAATAATTCTATTCCGTCTTTACACCTGCCAGAATATTCAACACAATCATAATTTGCTTTTAGGTAATCTAGTTCGCTGATATATTTAACATAGATAATAACCTGACCCTCGATTGTCTTGACTAATTCCGTAAATTTTTCTAATTTATCAAAACATTTCTCGGTGTAATGGTGCTGTAGGGCTTGAGCTATTGCTAAAAAGCTGTTGTTATCATCAAATTTATATTCTAAAACCTGTTTTTTATAAGCATTATACTCGCCTCGCTCGATTGAGTTAAGATAGCATTGAAAATCAATATACTTTATTTTTGCATCTATTTGCAATTCCGCATCAAAAATATACGGCTTGATAATCTCAATTAATGCTTGCTCGTTAAATGATTTATTACCTCTAGCATAACTTCGGTATCCTTCTTTTTTGTATATCAAGAAATTATTGGCAAATTGTGTCTCTGTCATTGCCAAGATTTTAGGGTGAATAAATTGCACCTGCGAGTATAAATCTAACAAGCTATTGGTGATTGGTGTTCCGTTTAGTATTAGCCTAAACTTGAATAAATGCCAATTGTTAATAAGTCGCTCGGTTCTTTTAGCTGTAGAGTTCTTTATTGTTATGCTTTCGTCGACAATGCAGAAGCTATTTTTAGCAAGATTTATAAGATTAAGGTATTTGCTGTCGCTACTAGCAATGCTCTCGATTGAGAAATAATGAATTTGTTTTGTTAAGCCAAAGCTCCATTTTTCTATTTCTGCAACATAAGATTGTGATTTTATAAGCGAGGCAGGGGCAATCCAAATTATGCAATCGATATCATTCTGTTTTGATAACACCAAGTCCATTGCAACCTTTGTTTTGCCTGTCCCCATCGACATAAATAAGATGCCTGCTTTTAACTTGCTTAGCTTATCGACCGCTTGTTTTTGATAATCAAAATTTTTTACTACTAAACTTCCCAAGATTTAGAAAATTCCTTATCTTTAAATAATGAAGCTAGACCTGTAATTTGTTTTAATCTTAAAAGCTCGTCGGCATCCATTCCAAGATGTTTAGCAATCCATTTATCGCTTTTACCCATTTCTAATAGCTCGGCAACAATATTTGACATCAAGTCTACTGAGTGCGAACCCCTAGCCCTATTATGTCTAATAGTCGAAGCCATTCTGTTGCTAATATCTTTTTCTATTACTACAACTGGTAATTTTCCGCCCTCTCTTTCGTAAATATCTTTGTGTTTATTGATAATTGTGTATCTGTGGAAGCCGTCCACTATCTCATATTTATCAATATCTGCTAAATAATAACAAACAATTGGCATTGTGTAGCCATCATTCAAGATTGATTCATATAGCAACTTCATCTCAGGCGAAGCAACACTGTTAGGGTTGTATGCATTAGCTTGTATTTTTTCTACTGAAACTGCAATAACATTGTAGACTGGACTTTTCATTATAAATTTTTGTATTTTGTTAATAATTCTTTCATTCGCTCTTGCTGTTGTTTAGTTTGAGTAAATGAAATTGTTTTGCATAAATGATCGTTTTTAAGAATACAAATTGCCATTCTCCGCCAAGTCGGAGCTAATTTTGCACTTTCAATTTTCGCATCTAGACAATCATTAATTTTTGTATAGACTAAAAGCTTTTTATCTTTTTTGCCTCTTGTAGATGTTTTTTCTAATATTTTTGCACCTTCTGGCAATTTGTTTTCAAGATTATTACGAACTGGACAGCCTTTTTTATTCCAATATTTCATAAACTTTATAAATCTTTTCTTATAGTGAATTGAAAGCTCTGGCGGTAATGTTGAAAGCAATAATTTTGTATAACTTTTCCAAGTATTACCTTTTGGCAATTTTACCTTGCCATATCCCATAATTTTCTCGCCACAATAGATATTGCCAAAATTAGCTCCTGATACTCTATTAACAACCTTAGCCCAAGTGTCCTGCTCTATTACTCGAAACAATGCTAATCCTATTCTTTGATCGTCGCCATAAGGTTGACAAATTCTTTGATTAGTAATTGACAAGCCAGCTTTCCAAAACAAATCATAAACTTTGTTGTAATCCCAGTTAAATTTAGCATTGCCAACCCATATATCTTCAGTAGTCCAGTCGTAAATAGGGTAACAATTAAAAAGATTTTGATTTATTGCAGTAGTCCAAATTTTATCTTGAAACATCTTTTTTTCTTTACTAGCAATTGTTCGGTATCTATTTAAACTCTCATCGCTCCTAATGCCAACTAAACAAGCTGTTGTTTTTCCTTGTGAAAACCACTTGCCAAAGGCTGGTGTAAATTCCTCAAACTCCATTTTTTCTTTAAAAAAATCAAAATAATCAAGACTAGAAATAACATAGTCACGAATTGGCATTTGCCTTATCCACTTGTCTTGTTGCTCACTATCCCAGCAAGTCCAAAAAGGGTTAAAGACACTAACGGCATTACGAAGAGTAAGAGGAAGGCAAACAAAATAAGGCTCTATTAAGTCAAGGTTGCTGTCAATAGTGTTTAAGATATAGTCAATTGTTGCCTTGTATTGCCCTTCTAAATCGACTACTAAAACCCCTATTTTTTCTTTAATATTATTAGCTCGCATATAATCAAGGGTAAGGTTAAGCATTACCCCGCTATCTTTGCCGCCACTAAAAGATAAATAAACTCGCTCGAAATTATCAAAAATAAATTTCAATCTATCTTGCGAAGCCTCATAAACATTCGTATCTAAATATTTTTTCATATTTTCAATTCCTCAATTGCTTGCTGATTGAAAATCGGCTCAATCTTATCTGGCTGGTGATAAATATCGCTCCAGTTTATTCTTTTTTCTACCGCCAAATCTTCGGGCAGATTGATATAATTGTTTTTACCAAACCTAAATCTTGAATTTGGCAACCATATTTCCGTTTCGCTAAATAAGAATAATGTTGCTTTTGCAGTTTGGTGAATAATATCTTTGTATTTAGCACGAACCCAAGGTTTCTTTTCTTGCATATTACTCTTTGTTAAATATCTCTTCTATTTGCTTTGCGGTATACTCGACCTCTTCTATTTTAGTAAAAGATGTTGTTTTTCCCTTGCCATTTCTAAAGCATTTGAATTTAAATTCGTCGGTGTAGCTAAAGGTTAAACGATAGCTTGATTTGCCATTGGTTCTTACAAGCTTAGCAGGATGCCAAAACATTAACTCTTTTTTTGGTAATTTGATTAAAACCGCTTTTTCGGTTTCGGTTTGAATTAGATTAGAATTTGCTGTAATTTGTTTCCACATAGTTTTAAGTAGTTGTTAATTAATAATCGAAATTTCGATAAGGTTAATATAAATCATCTTTTTATGTTGTCAACACTTTTTTTAAATAAAATTTAAAAAAAATGCAAATAATAAATAACACTTGACTTTTATTACTTTGCAACTAATATATTATTATTAATAAACTAATAAATGTATGCAAAAAAGAATAACTTGGAAAATAGAAAAAAGAAAATTGGCTGATTTAAAACCACACCCTAAAAACCCTCGCCAGTTTACTGATAAGGGAATGAAGGATTTGGAAAATTCTATTAACTCGATTGGCTTTATGCAACCGATAAATATTAATCAAGACGGCACGATTTTAAGTGGCCACGCACGAACTATGAAGCTAAAACAGCTTGGCGATACTGAAGTCGATGTTTATGTCCCTGATAGAATGCTAACCCCTAAACAAGAGGAAGAAGTTTTAGTGCGAGCCAATGCAAATACAGCAGGGCAGTGGGATTGGGATTTATTGGCAAATAATTTTGAATTAGAAGAGATAAACGAGTGGGGACTTGAAGTTCCTGATATGAATATTGAAGTTGATATGCCAGAACTAGCTAATGGTGATAAAGAACCATTTCAACAAATTACTTTTACATTAGCAGACGAACAAGCTAATTTTATACAAGAAAAATTATCAGAAATTAAAAAATCTGAAGCTTTTAAATATATTGAAACTTTGGGTAATCAAAATTCAAACGGAAATGCTTTATATACAATAATTCAAGAATGGGACAGGCTAAACAAATAATTGTAAAACCAATAAATGTAATTGCAGCTAGAGATTTTGTAAAGAAAAATCATTATAGCGGAAAGGTGGTACAAAACAGTATTTTACATTTTGGTTGCTTCTTAAATGGAGTGTTGGGGGGGGGTAATGCAGTTTGGTTCTAGCCTTGATAAAAGAAAAGTTCAGGGTTTAGTTAAAGATACTGGCTGGAATGATTTTTTAGAATTAAACAGAATGGCTTTTAGCAATTTATTGCCAAGAAATAGTGAGAGCCGTTGCATTGCAATTGCAATGCAGTTAATTAAAAAACATTATCCAAATATTCAGTGGATTATTAGCTTTGCTGATGGTTGCCAATGTGGGGATGGGACTATTTATAGAGCTAGTGGATTTGTTTTAACAAGTATAAAAAGAAATACTGGGCAAAGAATAGATGAGAAAACGGGAGAAGTATTTAGCCAAGTTACTTTTTCAGCACATAGACCTAACGATAAAGATTACTGGAAAACATTAAAAAAACTTGATGGCTTTCAATTTAGATATATCTATTTTATTGATAAAAAAAAAGAACAAGATTTAACTGTTCCAGTTTTGCCATTTAGCAAAATAGATGAGCTGGGGGCTGGAATGTATAAAGGGAAAAAAATAAGTTTAAAAAATAGGCGTGTATAGTGTAATAGTGCATAATTAGATACCATCTAATTGGAGGCGGTGCGAATCCGACCTACACGCTCCAAAATTATTAAAAAATGACTAAAAAAAAGCCAAAAAACCAACATAGTCCAGCTGGAAGACCAACAATAATGACAGAAGCCACAATCGGTAAATTAAAAGAGGGCTTTGCTCAGGGTTTTAGTGTTCGTAATGCTTGCATTTGGGCAGATATAAATCAAGATACTTATTTTGAGTATTGTAAAAAACACCCTAAATTTTCCGAGCAATGCAAGACTTTACAGCAAAAACCACTAATAAAATCAATACTCGTCATCAATAAAGCCTTGAATGAAGGCGATGTTTCCACCGCAAAATGGTATGCTGAAAGGAAGGCAAAAGACGAGTTTAGCCTCCGCCAAGAAATCACTGGCGAAGATGGCGAACCGATAAAGCAAGATGTAAAAATTGAGGTTGTTTTTACCGATGAAGTTGATTAATATAAAAAAAACTTATATTAGTAGCGAAAAACACGGGGTTTTATCTTTTTTTTAATAAAATAATATAAGTAAAACTTATAATGCAAATAAAAATCCCGACAAAGTTTCAATTCTTGTTAAAAGAAAAATCACGATTTAAAGTAGCCTACGGCGGCCGTGGCGGTGGCAAGAGTGAAAATATTGCTAGAGCCTTATTAATTCTAGCATTAAATCCACAGCATTTGTTTAAAAAGAAATCAATTAGAATACTTTGTGCTAGGGAGTATCAATCTAGCATTACTGACTCCGTCCATAAAATCTTTAGCGATATTATTAATTTTTACGAACTTCATTCTTATTTTACAATTACCAAATCGTCCATTAAAACCGTAAACGGAAGCGAGTTTATATTTAAAGGAATTAGCAACGATCCTTTGCAAATCAAGTCTACGAGCGGAATTGATATCTGCTGGGTAGAAGAAGCTGAAAAAGTTTCAAGTGAAAGCTGGAATTTTCTAACTCCGACCATTAGAAACGAGGGAAGCGAGATCTGGGTAAGCTTTAACCCTAACGATAAAAATGATCCGACTTATAAAATGTTCGTAGAAAATCCCCTGCCCGATACTATTGCTGTTAAAGTCAATTACTATGATAATCCCTATTTTGATAAAAGCCCTATTAAAAACGAGATGCTTTACGACAGAGAGCATAACCCTGAGCTATACCAAAACAAATGGCTTGGCGAGGTTAAGCAACTTAGCGATGCCCTAATTTTTAAAGGTAAATACAAGATAAAAGAATTTGAAACCCCCTCCGCTGATAAGATACAAGATAACAGGTTTTTCTTTGGTGTCGATTTTGGCTTTAGTAGCGATGCCTTCGCAGTGGTGAGATGTTTTATTATGGATAGTGAGTTATTTATTGATTACGAAGCTGGCGGAGTGCATATACCAATTGTTGACTTATATAAATACATTGATAAAATACCTGAAAGCAAAAAGTGGTTAATTTATGGCGATAGCTCCAGACCTGAAACTATCAATCATATTAAAATGACAGATGGCTACAATATACACCCTTGCGACAAGTGGAAAGGCAGTGTAGAAGACGGTATCGAGCATTTGCGAGGCTATAAACAGATAAATATTCACCCGAGGTGCAAAAATTTGATTGACGAATTTAGTTTATATTGCTACAAGGTAGATAAGACTACGGGCGAGGTGTTGCCAATCATTGTAGATAAATACAATCACTATATCGATGCACTTCGCTATTCATTAACAAACAGGATCAAAAAAAAAGTTGGTTTTGGAATAATCAATTATTAAAATGTTTAATATTTTTAAAAAAAAAGAGAATAAAAGTTGCAATTATGCTATTGGCAATGGCTTTGATAACACTTATAACTTTACAAGCAACTACAACGAAGCTGTTAGAGTTTTTACCGATGCTTATTACCATTGCAACCCTGTTGCTGTTGCTGTTAATATTATTGCCGATAATATTGCTAATTTGCCAATCACAACCACTGATAAGAAAAACCAATTTAATCACGATGCGGATATTATTACAAAGCTAGCAACCCCCAATGGAGACCAGACATTTTCTAGGTTCATAAAAGAATTGATACTGTATTATGTGGTCGCAGGAAATGCTTTTATCGATGTTAATAAAGCTGGCTCAACTTATGAATTAATATTGCTAAAACCGCAGAATATCACCCTTAGCGATGTTAATCTTAACGGCAAGGCTAACACTATATCTTACACTCCAAACGGTAGCAGTAGTCAAGTGTATCAAGAATTTATCTATAATGCAAAAAGTAAAAATTATCAAAGTAGAGACGGTCACATCTTGCTACATTTTAAAAACAACAACTTAACAACTATTGACACTCAATTAGGTATATCTTTGTTAATGTCGGCTCAACTAGAGATTAGTCAATATATCACGGCTTCGGTTCATAACAATGCTACAATCAAGAATGGTTGCAGACCATCATTATTATTCTTGATTAAGAATGCACTAACAGGCGATCAAATACAAGGTGTTCAAGATACAATGCGAAGAATTGCAGGAGCAAAGAATGCAGGAGAGCCCTTTGCAGTAACTGGTGATGTAACTGTTGAAAAAATGAGCGAAAATATTAAAGATATGGACTTTGGGATGCTAAAAAAAAGCACTGAAAATCAAATTAGTAAATGTTTAAAAATTCCGCTTCCTTTGATAAACGAAGATAATATGACCTATTCTAACTACTCTTCCGCACAGGTTGCTTTGTATGATAATTGTATTCTGCCTATTGCCAAAGATTTATTTGATTTTCTTAACCTAAAACTTTTGCCAATTCTTGGTGAAACGAATTATAAATTGACAGTTAATACTGCAAAAATCAAAGCAATTGAAAGTAGGAATATACAGACAGCATTAACTTACCAACAGCTTAATAGTCTATCACTAAACGAACTAAGGGCTTTAATAGGCTACGAAACTGCGGATAACGGCGACTTAATTTATCGAGCTAATAATCTAGTGCCGATTGCTACAGACAATTACACTGGCGATAATATTCGCAATGAAAAAGCTTTCTTTATCAATCTACTTTTACAACAAAAAGAATATAGCGAAGACAAAATAAAACAATTGGCAAATACTTATTTTGATGAAAGCAAAAGAGATTAACGAGTTAAAACTACCGCTTGAGGCTAAGCTTAGCAATAAGATTTATAAGGTATTCAAAAATCAAGCAAATGATGTCGCTAGATTATTTTTAGTCGACAAGCTAAATGCCACAGAACTTGCTGATAACTACCGCCCTGAGATGTTAAAAGAGGTTAGGGACGGACTGCGGATGTCAATTGGTGTCTTTGGTTATTCTTTACGAAATAGTATTGAAAAACAATTTAATATCGCTTTTAAATCAATTGACAATAGCGAATTTGACAATGTAAATCGACAGTTGGAGTTAGATTTTACTTTATTTGTTGCAAACCAAAGCGAAAATCAAGCTGATTTAATCACTAATACGAGTGCTAAAGAAATCGATAATATTGTTGTTAGGCAAACACAGATAAAAGCGGAAGAGATATCTTTATTGATAAGAGAGCAAAACCAATTATCATTGCTGGCGACTGATAAAGCAAGGCAAAGAATAGCTCAAATCGAAATGATTGTCAGAAATGCTAAAAGAGACATAGCTAAGAATATTAAGATTAATTTGCTTGATAATGCTAAGTCAAGAGCAAGACTAATCGGCGAACAGGTTATTGGTATTGGTGAAGCTTATTCAAGAGACAACGAGGCTAATGTTGTTAATAATGCTAAGATAAAAACTAATAGAGGAACTATGGCTATTAATAAAACTTGGGTTGCAATTCTTGACAAATCAACAAGGGAAGCTCATATGATTGCAGACGGTCAAGAGGTTAAAACAAATGATAAGTTTATTGTAGACGGGGAGAGCCTAAACTACCCACGAGATCCTAATGGTAGCAGTGCAAATGTTATAAGATGTAGATGTGTTGCTATTTACGATAAAAAATATTTTAATTAATATTGACAAAACTAATTTTTAATTATAAACATTATAAAATATGCCAATAGCACCAAAACAAGCACAAGAAAATGCAAAAAGAGGACTTGAATTACGAGAGAAATGGGAAAGGGGTGGCACTGCCGTGGGAGTTGCAAGAGCAAGAGATTTATCTAATGGGGCTGATTTAAGCTTAAGAACTATTAGTAGAATGGCGAGTTTTAATAGACATAGACAGAATTACCAACCTGACAAGAGAGAGAATGACGGCGGACCAACCGCAGGAACTATTGCTTGGCTATTATGGGGAGGAACCGCTGGTATTGATTGGGCTATTAATTTTAATAATAATAAAAATACAGAAATGCAAAAACAATTTCAAACATTTGATTGTAAATTAGAGATAAAAGCTAATGAAACAGAAGACGAACAGTATTTTAAAATAAGCGGCTACGGCTCAACCTTTGGCAATACTGATCTAGTTAACGATGTTGTAGAAAAAGGTGCTTTCAAAAAGACTTTAAAAAAAAGAATGCCTAAGTTACTATTGCAACATAATATGCGAGATGTTCCTATTGGTATTATTGACAGTATCAAAGAAGATGAAAACGGCTTGCTATTCGAAGCCAGACTACCTAAGGATGATGCTTTGGTTAGAGATAGAATAATGCCACAAATAAAAATAGGATCACTTAACACCTTCTCTATTGGCTATTCTGTCGACCTTGCTGAAACGGCAAAGAGCGGAGTAAGGCAACTAAAAGAAGTTAGCTTATACGAAATATCTTTGGTTACATTCCCCGCAAACGAAAAAGCCACAATGCAAAGCTTTAAAAACGAGGAAATGAAACAAGATTTTATTGATAGTATAGACAGTATAAGAACATTAGAAAAAGCAATCGCAACACAATTTAGCAATCAAGATGCTAAAATGCTAGTTGCTAAAGCTAAAGAGATTATGCAACGGGATGTTGCAACACCAACCCAGCGGGATGCTGAAACTATGTTAGAGCTGTCTATGAAGACGGCTCTTTTAAAAATTGAAACAATCAAATAAATGTCCGATATACTCATAAAAAGTGTAAGTGAATTGCACGGTGCAATCGATGCACTTCGCCAACAAAATGAATTGAAAAGTGCTGAAAGCAAGGGTGTTGTAGAAAAAATACAATCCGCTCTTGACGAACACGAAGTAAAAAACCAAAACTTGCTTACAAAATTACAAGAAAAAGATAGTCAAATTAAAGAAATAGAAGAAAGGCTTATTTCTTTGACTAGTGCATCTAATTACAATGTAAAAAGTGAAAGCAACCAACAAGAAATCAAAAACTACGAAAAATTCTTGGTTAACGGTAGAGCTGATATCGATCAAAAATACTTAAGAACTGATAATGCTGTTGCTGGTGGATTTCTAGTCCCTGCTATACAACTAAACGAAATTATTAAAAATATCGTTGAGATTAGCAATCTTCGTCCATTCGCAAGAGTAAGAACGATGGGTGGAAAAACAGAGTCAATGCCAGTCCGCAGTAATAGTGCTGTCGCTTATATGACTGGTGAAGCTCAATCTTCTACTGCGACTAAACCAGTTTACGGTGAAAGAAATCTTGAAGCTAGAAAAATGACTTTCGAATACTCTGTCTCTTACGAGTTATTGCAAGACAGCTCTTTCGATGTTATTGCTGAAATGAATAGCGAAGCGGCAGAACAATTTGCATTACTAGAGGGTCAACAATTTGTTAATGGCTCTGGAGCTGGCAACAATATGTCTGGCTTTATGCAAGATGCTGGAATTGGTTTTATCAACTCTGGCGAGACTAATGCCCTGACTTTCGACAGTTTAATCAAAGTGACTGGCGAAATCAAAACTGGCTACAATCCAATTTATGCTTTCAACCGCAGGACTTTAGCTACACTTCGCACTTTAAAAGACAATACAAATGGTCGCTATATCTGGGAAAGTGGCAACTTAGGAGCTGGTGTTCCTGCCTCAATTAATGGTGTTCCTTATGCTATTATGCCTGATATGCCTGATATTGGAGCTGGGACTTTTCCAATCATTTTTGGCGACTTTAAGAACTATCTAATTGGCGACAGAAAGGGCTTGGTTGTTGTTCGTGACGAATACACTTTGCAGTCTTCTGGACTTATCAAGTTTGTAATGCACCGCCGTGTTGGTGGCATGGTTACTAAGCCTGAAGCATTCAAGAAGATTAAAATTGCCGTCAACTCTTAACTTTAATAACTAAAATAATATGGCTACTTACGACCAAAAAACCTTACTAAAACCAGTGAAGGCACTTAACATTGCAGTAATCAATAGCAATGCAACTACCGCTGGCAACTCAATCGACCTAGTCGGTTTTGAAGCTTGCACTTTCGTTGTAGAGCTTGGAGCGAGAACTGATGGCACTTTCTTGCCACTAATTCAAGACTCTGATGACAACTCTAGCTTTGTTAATGTTGACGATCAATTCTTGATTGGCACTGAAGCTGAAGCACAAATTAACACTGCCAATACAATCAAAACTATTGGCTATGTTGGTAAAAAAAGATATGTAAAATTATCTTTGGTTTCAACTTCCGTCACAAGCGGAGCGACTGCATCTGCAACCGCAATCCTAGGACACTCTGCTGTTAACCCTGTATAGTGAAATGGGGGCAACACCGCCCCCTTTCCTATTGATTAAATAAAATATTCTATGAAAATTAAAGTTTTAAAAACAATTTTTGCTTCTAAAGACCAAACAGGCACTAAAATATTTGAATATCAAGCTGGCGAAGTTTATGATATTTATCAAGAATTAGCTGAAGTATTTATTAGCCAAGGCTGGGGTGTTGCTGAAGAAATTGAAACTCAAGAAATAAAAGACGAAATTGAAATTGAAACTCAGGAAGAGAAAGAAGAAGAATTAGAAATCGAAACTCAAGAATTAGAAATTGAAATTGAAACTCAGGAAGAAGAAGAGGAGGAAGAGGAGGAAATAGAAATCGAAACTCAAGATTTTCCTAAAAAAAACAAACCTAAAAAAAACAAACCTAAAAAAGAAAAAGAAAAAGATGCTAATTAGAGATTATATATTAATTACCCCTGCAACAATCGAGCCGATAACACTAGACGAGGTTAAGCAAAAACTTCGCTTAGTTGGCAATGACGATTTTGACACTGAACTAACACGAATGATAATCGTGGCTAGAGAAATGTGCGAAAATATTACTGGGCGAGATTTAATCAATAAAACTTACAAGGGCTTTTTAGATTATTACTGTAATCAAGTCGAGTT